TCGTTCGGGTTTCATAAAACAAAGGTAAGCAAAGATAGCTAATTTTAAAACTTAACAACCAGAAATTTCCGCTGAGCCGGAATTGAAGCTGTTTGTTTCATACGGATTGATTGCTTTAGCGTTTCGGCAATAATAGAACGCAAGAACGGCCGCCGTTTCCCGAGTTCGCTAAAACAATCAATCCGTAGTCACTCCGTAGAGCAATTAAGTTGATGGGAAAGGCAGCCGTAACTTTTGCACAACAAGTTGTGACTTCTACAATCTCCTATATATCATTTTGCTGACATCTGCAAAATGAACCTGTATGGGCATAAAAAAAGCCCATTTAACTATCATGAGCATTAACCGCGCTCTACGTTCCTGACCAACAGAATTGAATTGTTTTAGCACTGCAAATATGAGGATTATTTTTTAATCCACAAACTTTTGGGGATTTTTTTTTGAAGGCGGAGCACTGTCAGTGCCATGAAGGTAAGAGAAGCATGAGCCATAAGGCACATCTGACGGTTAGTAAACTTTCTTCCGAAATGAAAATTCTCTGATTTCAGTCATATAGCTGACCTCTCCACTGCTCTTACGGATAACGATAAATAATTAAGTGATTAAGAAACAACCACAAAAAAAGCCCCGAACTTAAATAGTACGAGGCATAAAATTTTAAATGTCATTCATTTATAGGTACATAAAATGTAGTTTTTGACGGAGTATAGATACCACAAGTAATAACCTCCAAAAAACCATTTAAAAAAGTATGGTGGTTTTTGATTGCATACTTCTGACGATCCCCAACATATTGCTTGATATCTTTCTTGTTTGATGCTGGTGATATCAACCCGAAAAGAAAATGATTGTTTGTCTTTGAGTTCAAAACTCTTTTAGGTTCGTCAACTTCCATGCCACCTACATACAATTGAGAACTATAACATGAAGACAACAATAAAGATAATGTGCTAACTAATACTAAAAGCATTACTTTTTTCATGATTTTGTTTTTTACGAGATTATTATTTAATTGGAACAGCAAATGTAATGATAATATCCAACAACCAGGCATTTACTAATGGATTTTTACTAGTCTTATAGCAAAATTCAATTTAATAAATTATGAATGAGGAAGAGCACATCCAGTGAGAAAAAATGATAATAACCAGTTTAATATCCATTTTACCTGATCTGACAACAGAACTCCTACTATAAAGCTGACAATACTACATACCATATTTGCTGATTTCAAGTAATTGGAAACAATCGTTGATTTCTTTACTTTTGAATCCAAAACCTTTGCTTTTTCATTATCAACCTGTTGTCTCCTCTTCGCTTCAACATATTTAAGATAATTCCCATAACACAGAAATGCGTCCCCCGCCTCTTTTGTCACGACAAAGCTTTCCCCCTCTCTTTTTATCATCCCTTCTGATTCTAACTGCATTAAAGCCGTGTCAAATAAATATTGTTGTTCCTTACCCTTGTAGAATCGTTTTATATCCTCTATCGGCACTCCATAATAAAACATTGCCAATATTTGTGATTTATCTTTATCGTAGGGTCTCATACATTAAATGGTGAATCCCTTATCAAAACGCGCCCAAAGGTATTAGTGTAACCTTAACCCGATTTTACGGATTACGTTTTGAAAAGGGGTTCATGTCCTGTTTCACCAATTTTTATGACTCTAATTTTGAGGGCATCACAAATGTATGAATAATATTCAACATTCCGAATTTTCTAGCGGATTTTTATTACCTTTGCTGATGCATCAAAAATATGAACCATGACAAAAGAACAGGAAGATATCAAGCAGTTACAAAAAGAGGTAAGCCTTATTTGTATGCACCTTTATCAGATCAAAAAGCTGATAATAAACAGTCTAATATTCCTTTTGCTTGGTCTGATAACAGGACTTCTGTTATAAATGCACATCCTGTTCACAGATTTTAATATCAGGCAGCCAAATCTGAAACATCTTTTTTACCTTGTTTACACAGCATTATATCAGTATAACAGCTACTGTAATTCACACAGGCATTGAATTCCACTTTCACACAATCCTTAAAAGGATTACCGATTGAGGGATTATCCCCAATCCAACTGCATAATTCAAGAATGGAAGATTTATTGGATGTAAAATACACAAACGAATGCTCCTTCAGAACATGCAGGACATTCAGATAATCAGCCAGATGCCAGTACATTTTATATGTTCCGACTTCTGTACTTAAATAAGGGGGATCAACCAGGAAAACCACCCCCGGAACATCCTTGTAACGTTTGAACACTTCCTTATAATCCTCACTGACAATGGTTAGTCCTTCCAGATAATCCTTCGCATCGGAATAGTCAGTCCGGTGGATAGTGTTATAAAACGTTTCTTTCCTCATATTATCCAGATTCAGCACATATTTCATGGAAAACAACAGGGATGACGACAATGTGATATAATCAACGTAGCCATGTTCCTTTTCCTCCTTTTCAATACGAGCCAATATTCTTTCACGGGCTTCACCGGTTATACGTTTCTTTCTGGGGAGTTCCGCTGTTATCCTTCGCAAATCTGCCAGCAACTGATTGGTATTCGGTATATTGTCAAGCCGTTGCCGGTAGTTGTCGAAATCATTATATACCACAACAGCATCAGGTCTTACCCGTTTGGTGATGTGGGACAGCAGCCCCGATCCGCCAAAAAGATCCACAAAAACGGTACTGTCTGGGAATCGGTCCAATACTTTGATGAATTCTTTGGCAAACATACGTTTCTGCCCCACAAACGGAAGCGGGGCAGACAGATACATATTTCTCATGTTACTTTCCATTTAAAAAAACGCCGCAAAGATCTTCTGAATTTATGAGAAACAGGCAGGATCAGGAGCGTTACCCACTGCACGACACATGCAGCAGATCAGACATTCAGTTCGAAACGGACAGTTTCGTCACCAGCAAGCAGTGCACGGGTACCCGGGATATTGTTCTCGTAAATATGTACATTTCCCAAATAGAGGGTGATCGACTTCAGGGGAAGTTCTATCTGCCGTGCCATCAGGTACAGATGATAAATGTCAGCAGGCAATCCGAGATTTGCATCACTGCTACGCTGGTATGCGGACAACACCAGTTCTCCATTGTCAATCTGAAACTGCACCAGGCTCAGGCAGGGTGTCTGGTTGCTTTCCACACCGGTCTCACCTAGGAAAAGCACATAATTCTTACTGTTACGTTTCTCCCTGTTGATTTTGTCTATGAGTGGCGGCAGCTTCTCAAAATAGGTGGGATAAGAGTTCACAAGAATGGATCCGCAATAATCCCACCAGTTGATACCTGCTTCGCGGTATTTTTCCACCTGGCGCTCACCCTGCATAAACAAATGCAGTTCATTACGAAGCTTCTTGCGGGCAATATGATGCCCTTCAAAGATGTCCAACAGATCCGCTGGTGTAAGTACCAGAACCTCATTCAGAAGGTACTGTATGTTCCCCTTCCTGTTTGATTGCGTTTTTCCTGTGGCAAGTATCTTGTCTAGTACCTGATAATACTTGTTCATAGCCATTCCTCTTTATAAAAATGAAACATCCTAAAGATAGGAGAAACAGCACAGTCCGCCTGATAAAACAGCCCGTTCATACTGCAAACGTCTTACAGTCACTCCGAAACCGCTTAACCAGGGCATAAATCGTCCTCTCGCTAACCGAATATTTTTCAGAAAGCACGGCAACGACATAAGATACTTTCTCTCCTTGGCTTGTCCGGTACATGTATTCCGAATATAACTCCATATACTGGACATCCTCCAGACGGACACCCGCCTCCTGCAACTTTTTCAGCAGCTCGCGATTAAAGTTTATTATCTCTATCACTTTCATACAATAATATTTGATTATCTTTGCGCCATCTCACTCACATAACATACAAAATGCGTCACACCGCAGCAGAGGGTATTTGCCCCCGGCTGTGCGGTGTGACGCATCTTTGTGTAAGTATGTGGGTGAGATAACTACTTACAGGCCGGGGGGTCTTTTTCGCCTTCCCCCGCAAGGCATTTCACAAGATCCAGTGAAAAACCATCCAAAAAAAGACTGATTTTCCCCTTATTTTCGTATTTATCATTCAAAATGTGCGTATTTCAGCCTTGAATTTTGCTGTAATAGCACATAAATATCTAGTTTTCAACAAATAACACCATAAAGCCAAAATCTTTAAAACCACGTCTCTTGTTTCCGTGCGGGCCGCTCAGAAGTCCCGGGGCAATTGCCCCGGGCAATTTTCGTGAAATATGACAGAGAAAAACGGCGGGATGCCTGGTACGGACAGAAATCACTCCTCAAAACCGGGAATATAGGGATTTGCATTATTGCCACGGGCAATACGGACAATGCGACGCCAGTTTCTGCGCATCATCAGGTATTTGAAAGCGTCACTGAAATTGGTAGAAAACATGGGAAGTTTCTTCGGGGCAAGCTTTTCACTCTTCTTGATCTTGAACACCACCTTGGTTTCACCCTTATAGCGGATGCCGGCTGGGGCTTTCTCAACGCTGCTGACCATTTCACGGCAATTCACCGCATCAACCAGCAATCGGGGCAATTGCCCATTCTCTCCCTTCATCAACTCCTGCATGAATCCGTATTCCTCCGACTGGGGGATGATACTCTGTCTGCGGCTCATCAGAATGACGGTCCATCCGGTCCGCCGGCCATCGGCATCCTTCTCTATGGCATCCTTTATCTTCCTGGCATAATCCTCCCCCTGTCTTTCAAAATTATTGCCGGCCCGGTCATAATACAACGACAGTTCCTTACATTCATGTGAAGCAAAGAAATCCAAGAACTGGTCAGCCAGCTCACGGAACCATCCGGGAGGTATCTCGAAAAAGTTTTTGTGGCATCGGTAATACGCTCCGTCTTCCTGCCCAATCACGAATGAAAGCATGTTGCCGAAGTCCATGCCGCCATCCAAAGGCTCGTCATGCCGCAGATAGCGCAACTCCCGACTATTTTCCGCCGGCTCCCCTCCAGGACTCCCGTCATAATACTTATGCCTTTGCCCGAATAATACATAGAAGCGGACATCACGCCGGAGACCGGGCCGCATACCCAGCACCGACTTGCAGAACTCATGCAGTTCAAGAGTACCTTGATATAAGTTTCGTATATATTCCGGGGTCAGGATATCAACATTGACCAGGGAGGATGCGTTAAGAAAAAAGGTTTGTCCGCGGCGCAATTTGCGCAAGGCCCGATCATAATAATCTATTTTCCTTTCCAGACGCGCCAGCACGGAGTGACTGGGATTGTCTTTCTTCTGCTCGCGCAGTTGCTTCAACAACAGCCCGTTCCGTTCAAAAGCCGCCTGTACAATCAGAATTATACGATCTGGATCCATATTGGGTGCATAACGGAAATACCAGTCATATTCCCCCTCGTTGACATCCGGCATATCAGTGGTGATCGTCAGACCAAGAAACAGATGCGATGCCCCGTAAGTGAGAGAATCGCCACGTAGAACAGGCATGGCACGGTTCACCTTCTCGTCCTTGTCATATTTTGACTCGTCATAAAACAGATGGACCACCGATTTGCCGGCAAGCAGTGAAGGGTTATCCAGCGAACCCATAAAAATAACACTGCCATTCCAGAAGGAATAGCAGTTCCGGTAATCATTGACAATTATGGAGCATTTCGCCTTCCAGGAGGCCGGCGGTTCCTTTCCACGGATATAATGCACCCCCTCGTACAGCCCCATCATTTCCCATCCCTTCTGTACGGCGGGCATGATGTTGTCCTTCAGATTGGCATAAGTGTTGGCGACAAAAGCGAAAGGCGCACCGGGCATTTCCCAGATACACCTGTATGAACGTCTGGACTGTATGACCGTACTCTTGGACATACCACGCCCGGCTATGACAACCAAAATGGTCGTATCCACGAAATCGGTCAGCATCTGGACATTATGGCTGAATTTTACATCCACATCCTCATCATTCGCTATCTTCCTCGCTAAATTCCTCGATATCATAAATCATACGTTTTTTCAAATCAAACTTTCTTATCCGTGCGTCCTCTTTCAGATTATCACGCACAGCAACAGGTATCTCCGGTATCGAGTCGATGAAACCCTCCAGTTCCTTTCTATCAATGGCGGGAACGCCCAGATCCTCACGGTTGGCCGTATAGATATCAACCTTTTTCTGGTTTAGAAGCTCTTCCGGTATCTCCGCCTGTTCCTTCCTGAAGCATCCGCGGTATTCACCGGCAAGTTTCAACAAGGCCCTTGCCTCCTTGATCTTGCCGGCTAGGAAAGCGGCGTCCGCCCACTTCTCGGCACGCTCGGCATACAGGGCAGCAAACGCCTCCGGACGGATGTTGTCTTGGGTATAGAAAAAATTGATGCTGTCATTATACACCTGCCGGGCCATCCAGTCGGACAGGCTGTACGGCTCCGACTTCAGCAGCCTGATTATTCCTGCCTTTGTCACCATCCTGCCGTTAGTGAAACGCATCCTGGCACGCAGACCACGTACCATCTCCATTAGAGAGAAATACTCCCTCTCTTCCGGACGCAAAGAATCCAGCGTTCCGGTGGAAAGAATGCGCTGGATCTGATTCAGATCAACCTTTTCAAAGTCCACTCTTGAAGGTCTGACCGGCAATTCACTCATATTCATCCATATCTTTTAACAGATTCTCAAACAAACGGAGTTCCTGGATCTCCGTTAGCAGCTTAACGGCATCAATATTCCCGTCCTCAGCTGCTTCGTGCAGCTTTATCTCGGGAGCGGCCCGTGAGACAAGCACGCCTTCACGGATCAGCCCTCGAATGGTGGTTCCTGGAATACCGGCGTCATATACAAAAAGAAAGCATTCAGAAGCGTCAAGGCCAAGATAGGCGGCAATATCCTCCGGCGCATAACCTAAAGCGGCCATGCGGCGAACATCATTTTTTTGCTCTCCAGTTAGAGCCAGGCTGTCAGGGGGAATATCATTCATAAGATAATTTGTTCAAACATTCTTCCAGGTACGCCAACTCGCATTTTTTTGCAGACAGTAAATGGGCAAACTCGCCACGGTCACAAGGGTGGGAGAAACGCTCCATTTTCAAGAGCAGCCCATTGATCCCATCCTCCAGCGTCCCTTTCCGAAATATCAGTTTTTTTTTCTGTTTTCCAGTTCCTTCTCGGCGGCCGATTTCATAGATTCCCATTTATCCACTGCCGCCAATGCCTTCGCACGTTCCTCCTCACCTTCAACGGTTTCAAGCTTCTTCTTCCATTTGGACACGTTGCTGGCCGCATTCTTACGGATATTCATCACCTCAAGATCACTTTTGTTGGAAAGCTCGTCAGAAGCTAGATAGACGGCAATACGGGGATGTTTCCCGAGCAGCGCATGATTGTCACGGTAATATTCCAACTCCTCCCAGATACTCCGGTCCTCCAGGTAATTCTCCACAGTTGTTTTGGCTATGGCAAACGCCTGTTCCAGCTCAACGTCATCCGGCAGTTCCCCCAGTTCCCTGAAAGTTTTTAGATAAAGGTCATAGGCCGTGAACATATCGGCAACCAGTATTTTCAGTACATCCGGACAATCCGGAGAGTTGAGGAAGGGGAAACGGTCACGGAAACGGATCACATTTTCCACAACCGGGGTGACAGGAACATTCACTGCGGTTTTCTCAGCCTTGATCTCTTCCACCACTATAGAAGCTGAAGATATGTGGGGAGAGTCCACTGCCTTCCGTTGCATTGTCCTGAAAGCCGTTTCCGAAATTCCGGCAAGCTTGCGCAGTTCCTCCATCAAGGTGGCACGAAGCAGGTCTGTTTCGGTATTCCGCCGGAAAGTGGCTTTCAGCATCAGATTAAGCCCGTACTCCTCGTACAAAGCAATCCCCTCACGATACGGACGGGGACCGCTCAGATAAGCAATAATTTTTTCTTTCATACGATAAAATTTAATGTCATACAAAGAAAAAGCCCGGCAATTGCCGGGCAAAAGACAGGCATGAATAAAAAATCCATGCAACGGTTCAATTGCATGGATTGGTGTCGAATAAAAACAGCTTTCAATAAGAAAGTCTGAGTGAACCTATTTTTTGAGAAATGTCTTTCAGCGCATGATTGAATCTGTCCAGCTCCTCGGCAGTGAATCGGCAGGGCTTCCCATTGACCACATTACCATTAATACGCTGATATAGCCATTCTTTCGTTTTGCCAAAGTAATGTTTCGCAATGAAAGACAACGATATGATCTCGGATATGTTCTGAAGCTGTAATTTTATGGTTCTCTCCTCCATGCCAGCAATTTCACTACTAATCTCATTCAAGCACTCATCCATGAAATCTGCAATCATCTTCTTGTCCCCTTCACTCGTATAAGTACCAGCTATATGTTTCACCCGGGAATAAAACTCCCCGGACTCTGTTCCCATTAACGGACGTAGAGCGTCCAATTCCTCTTTCAGTGTCATGATCTCTTTATTTTTTTAAGTTCCCCATAGGCTGGGGAACACTGTTATTACTCATTTTCCATCTCTTTAAGAATTTTCTCTATCAGGTTCAGACGGTCAAGAAGGGCGTTTATCTCTTCAGTTCTCCTGATCCCGGTCTGTTCCTCAATAAAAACCAATTGTTTCAATTTCATTTTTACAACCCCCAACTGCATTGTGAGGTCCTTTTTAATTTGTTCCTTACTCATTATATGCTGTTTTTAATCGACATTCAAAAATAATAATCTTTTGCTTATTATACAAGGATATCTCAAATAATCTTTTGCTTATTAATCATTTTTAGCAAAATTCCGCATGAAATAAAAAAAGCGAAGCCGAAGCCCCGCTTTCCTGAAATAATGAAACCACTAAAATAAGAATATGACTTATGCCTGATAACGGCTCTGCTCAATCCATGTACATGTACCGGATCCGGATTCAAAAGCCTGAAGGGTTATCAGGCTGCCCGGACTAGCGGTGAAGGTTTTTCCGCCACGCAGCAGGAACTGGCCGCCGTGAGCAATTGTCGGCGCCACGCCTGACGCTACACCCAGCAGGGTCATCACTGCACCATGCCGTCCGCCGGTCACTTTATTTATTTCCGCTTCACCACCCTGAAGCTGATATTGCCCTTCCGCCGTAAACGGGATGGTAGTGGCAGACGCGCTCACACTCGCCACCGGTTCTTCCGAAGGAACAGTACCCTTATAGATGGCGATGTCATCCCCTTTACTGATCTGGGTAAAAGTGAATTCAGAGGAGTTGGCATCCTTGTTACCGGTATAATTGACTCCCATCTGCATGGGATTGCAGGGAGAACCGAACAGATCCTTGTCCTGACCGTCACAGTAGCTCATTATCACGATACATTTCCGACCGAGCCAGTTGGTCTTGAACTCACGGACCGCCTGCTTGTTTCCCGGATGGTTCCCCTTGACCGTAGGGGTGAAACCAAGTGCGTCAGGATCTCCGTCTGTATTGCTTGTAACCTCCACGGTACCGGGAGTGAAATAGATGTCGGTAGAATAACATCCAGGCTTCAATTGTATGTTCTCGGTCATCAACACACCGGCCGAGTCCCGTGCCGGGAACACCAGAATATCATCCACATCAATGATACTCATCATGTCGCGCGGGTTGATCCCTTTACCCGGATTACCTTCCGGGCGCTTCACTGCTCTTTTAACGTATGCCATAATTATAACAATTTAAAATGAATAACAGGGGCGGATTACTCCGCCCGTAAATTTAACCACGTGCCACCTCATAGAATTTGCCACCTGCATAAGTCAGCATGATAAATTTGCCGGCGCTGAGCGTCATGGCATCAGTCAGGACAAAATTACCACTATTAGCGATAGTGGACGCATTCGTATTCCCGGCCCCGTGAATGGTATACACCTCACCTTCCACCGCATCTGTGAAATTCGTGATGGCCGTTTCTTTGGTATTGGTTCCCGTTACGAACACCGTGGCACCCGCCAAGGATGGAGTGGTTGCATCGTTGGCGAACTGTAATGCACCGGAAGCTGCTGTATCACGTCCGATTTCGATAAATTTTCCGTCAGAACGTTTCATCAGACGTATGGTGTCCCCTTTCTTCGGTATCCAGTCGGCACTGATCAAGCTGAACTTATCGGATTTGGTGATCTTTACCCCCTTGTCCTCGCTGCCACACTTGATGGTGACAATCTTACCCACTTCGGCGTTCTCAATATCCGTAATGGTGAACAGGCTGGTGTTGGCCACGGTCTGTACACTGGTATGCAGGGCTACGTTCGGGTTTTTGTCCTTCTCCCCGTCAATGAAGGAGGATGCAGGTCGGTCATACTCGTTACAGAAGATCATCTGGCGGCTGCCGTCCATATCCTCTTTTTTCGTATATTTGAAACCTACCGCACGCGCCCAGATGGATTCCTTCCACAAGGACCATACCTTAAGCGTCCAGTCCTGTTGTTCCAAGCTGAAATTTGTCATTTCACCGGCCACATGCTCGAAGCATTTGATATTGCCCTCCATCGTCCAGAAAATACGCTGGTGATTGTCTGCGTTCGGAATCGGAATCAGCTTCACAGCTGGATATTCCTTAACGTACATCATATTGGCCTTGTAATCCTGGTTCACACCATAGTGCAGCTCGTTGTACTTGTGATACCATACTACCATATAGCTGGGAAGATACAGGGCCAGCTGCCCGCTGTCACGGTACACGGCAGGAATCATTCCCGTACCCTGGAACAGTTTCTCACCGATATTGGCTTCCGTGATCTCACCCAGCACAAACGGCTTGATCTGGTAAACGGTCTTCCCGTTATTAATGTCAATGAAACCGTCAACCTTCTTTCTCAGCCATTCATACAGCCCGTCGGCCGCTTCCATGGCGCGTCCCGGCTTGTTAAGGTCAGGATCCTTGCGCACGCCATTGATACGGCGTAGCTCACGCTCGTTATGCAGCTTCTTGGCTGTTTCCGCCAGAATGTATTCAATGAATGACCATTTGATCGCCTGTGATCCTTCCTTGTTGAGAGAGCCGATCCAGGTCTTTTCCAGCTGCTTCAGGTCACGGAACTTATGGGCGAACATGACACTGAACATACGCAATGTCTCGTTGTCGAACTCATATTCACCTTTGGTCACATTGTCGAAATCACTGGAGGTGTTGTCAGCCTGCGAGAACTCACCCAGCCAAATGTTGACCAGAGTGGCCAGATCCTGATATCCGCTCTCCACCGGGAAGATGCTCTCGATACTGGGGAGCTTGGTCAGGAATGACTGCAAACGGTCCTGCCAGCGGATGCGGTAGAACGCACCAAGGTCCTCCTTCAGACGGCCGTAATCCACGGAACTTTCTGCACGGACCTGAATATTGATTCCCTGACTTGCGAGCAGAGCGGCACGGGCACGCATGTTATACGGACGATCCAGCGCGAACATCTCACCCTGCATACCTCCAAGCTGCTTGTCATCATCCAGGTTGAAGGCACCGGCACCCGTATTTTGTTTCAGACCGGCACCCGCACCATGGTCCGGCTCCGGCAATGCGCTCAGTACCGAAATCTTCTGCTTCAGCTCCGCTATTTCGGTATCTTTCCGGGTGATGGCCTGCGTCTTTTCCCCGTCTGTCTTTCTTATTGCATCCAACTGCTCCTGCAAGGAAGCCATTTCGGATACTTTCTGCGCCAGCAGACCACGAATCAGCGCCTCTCCCGAGTTCTCAACAGGACCGGCCTGCTGTTCCTCATCCTTAAAACCATTTTTCAACGCTTCCCCGAAAGGAGTTATGAACTTCTCATCGAAGCCAAGTTCTTTCAGCTTGGCTACATCATCGGCATCGAGGATATCCTTGTCCTCAGCCTTCTTCCACTCTTTCAGCCCCAGCAATCCAAGGATTGCGCCGGCAAAGGTGGACATTTTAGAATACTTTCCCATAAAAATAAAAATTTAAAAGATTTGATTTGTCTTGTTGATGACGGACTGCGCCAGAATCCAGCGCGCAGCTCCCTCCAAAGTGTTATAACCGTCCGCCAGTCCTTCCCTGACCGCTTCATCACCCATAAAGGTCGCCCCGCGGAACACGGGGGAGTCCTTGTCATAAGCGATGGAAAGGTTCTCCGAAACGGTCCGGCAGAACATCATGTGCAGTTTTGACAGCTTTTCCTTATAAGGTTCCTCGTTATTGTTTTCCGCAATCTCCCGGTGTTCCCTGTTTTTCAAGTCGGCCGAATCCGGGTAAATCTCCCGATAATCGATTCCTTCTTTTTTCAAGGCCTCCTTGGCATTATAATAGGTACCCACAACACCGATACTACCCACCTCGCACATCAACGAGCCAAGAAAGCGCTTGTCTGCGGCTGATGCCAGCCAAAAATGTGCGGAAGCACAAGCTCCGGCAATGTAAGCGACTACGGGTTTGGGACATTCGGATATCATTTTTGACGCATTGTCCAGACCGGTAATCATTCCCCCCGGTCCATTTATCCACAAAATGATGCCTGCAATACGGTCATTAGCTGCCGCCTGTGCAATATATTCCTGAAGGCGGAACGTCTCCCAGGAATAGAGCGTCCCTTCCAGCACAATAACGGCAACCGAATCGGAAGGAAGACCGCTGTCTTCCAAATTCAACCGCCCCACAAAATTCAGATCCGATGCGTATGCGGTCACGGTATCTTTTTCAAAAAATGCCTCTACCTCCTTAAAATTGCCGGAATGTATTGAAGGAAGGATCAGTGAGACCAGATTGTAATAATCCTCTCTAGCCATGGCCCATTTTTCATTGAATATTAACTGAATACGATTCATCCGTTCTTTTTTCCTGCAAAATAAAGAACAGATCCATCCATGAACAAGGACACGGAGAAGCGGTCATCACACCCGGTCATGAAAAGACCGTTTTTCCACATAAAAACACCTCCAAAAAGGACATGGAAAGGACAAAAAGACACGCTACGTTACATAAAATTATCTGTGTTTATATTCCCGAACGGAGGTTTTACGGCGCATCTTCCGCCGCCAGCGCTGGTAATCTTTCAGAAGTGCTTCCACGCTCAGACTCTCAATGCAATACTTCCGGAGAAAGTACCAGGCCGAATTGATGTAGTCTATACCATAGACATGTTTGTTTTCATCAAACAGGTCATGAAGCTCCGCACGCATCATTGTGTTTATCTTCCTGGAAAGTATTTTGGCTCCCCTCTCGCCTATATAATTATAGGTAGCCAAAGGTTTGCCACCCGGAAGGTGTGCCTCTCGGCGCTCCGGCAACACAAGCTCCAGATTTCCGCTATCCACAGGGCATCCGGCAGGACGTTTCTGCAAAAGATCATAGACGAAATGGTACAAATCAAGATCTGAAGGCAGGCGGACTACCTTGCTGTCCGGGGTTCCATACTTGCCTATTAGATATTCGGCTAAATAATTTTCTATCGTTATCTTCGTGGTAATCATATACTTATGTGTTTATACAAAAGTAATGATTTAAATTGAGATAGTCAAAGAACAACCGGCTAAAGATGGACCGGCTTCCAAAAGAATCATGAAGGCCGTTGCAACACCCCTTGAAAAACAAAGGGGGGATTTTCGTGCAACCGTACGATTTGATGATTAATATTATTGTAATATATTGAATATCAATATATTGTACACTGCACAATTCGCGCACGATTTTCGTACGAAATGTAAAACCACGCACAAAAAGCCATAAAATACGTTTTTGGACAAATCGAACGGAATCGTGCAAAAATCGTGCAGACATAAATATTTATATATCAATATATTATAATCAAAAAAAACGCAGTTGCACGATTGCACGAAAATTTCTTCATTTTTTATAAGGGTATATTTCTTAAAAGTTAAAAAATAAAAAAAAGAATATATAGGCCGCCCGTTTTCGAACAGATCGCACGATTGTCCAAAATGTTTTTTCTGGGGAAAAAGGGGTATGAGGGGAAACAAAAAAGTCCGGAAAACCGGACTTTTAAACTATATGTCTTCAGGATAAAATGCCTGCGTTATGAATTCGTATTCCCGGGGGAGCGACCGCACGCCCACAATAACACACAAGCCTCTGGCAGCCATTTCATAGAGCCTCTGGTTGGTCACAGGGGAGTTCCTGAAGTTATACTGGGCGCACATCACGAAATAAGCCGTGGACAGGTCACAGGAATAAAGATCCTCCTGTATCAGCTTGGCCGCATCACTAGGTATCAGGGCAAAGCCCAGCCTGACCGCAAGCCTTGAAATCATCTGTCTGCGTGTCCGGACATCAGGACATACCGCCACAAAAATTTTATTCTCTTTTTTCAGCATATTGCTTCCTTTTTATTTGCATATCTCACTAAAAATCACTAACTTTACAATGATATAAATTGGGATATATCATACATTTCTATCCGAGTAGAAATGCCTGTAAGGGACCGCAGGCCGCCAGGCCGGACAACGCCGGATCTCACTCCTGTCATCAGAAAACTCCAGCAATGCGTCATTAATGCTCTTGTGGAACAGCTCCTCTATGATACACATTTCGGCCACATCCATGAACAGTTCCAAAGAGCGGGCTGTGCAGTGCTCGGATACAATGATGGATCCTCCCTCGGGAATCCGGAGCAATAACTCCGTCACCCGGTCATAAAACCTTTTGAAACGACCCGGATCACGCCCGGCCAGAGGCATTACCTTTTCCAATATTTCCTGATAACTTCGTGCCATGTCAGTAGTCCAGTCTCAAATTTCCCGGAAGATCAGGACCCAAGGGATCTTCTCCCGGTTGTATGATCTCCTTGCCGGTACCGACCGTGAAATACTCCACTCCGCCGGACTTGTCATCCACGACAGGACGTCCGTCCTTATCGACCTGATAGGGGAGTCCGGTCTTGCTGTCATATTTCTGGGGGTTAAACACAAAACCTTTCCATTTGCAATACATGACGAATTTTTTCTTGAATGAGGCAGGGGTATTATATTTCCGCTGGGCCGGATCATACAAGCACAAGGCGTCGAACAGCTCCTTCTTCACCAGGCGGCAACCGATATGCTCCGGTGCAGAGAAATACTCGTCAGCCCAGGAAATGAAGGTTTCCCCGATCTCCTGCCGCAGTTTGCGCTCCTCAAGCCGTTCTCCAGGAGCTTGGACCACACCGAACGTCAGATACAGTTGGATACAGTTGGCCAGCAGGTTCCAGCACAGGTTCCACTGGTCAAAATCCCACTCGGTAAAGAACAACGCTCCGAAATCGTCAACCGGTTTGTGGCTTTCATTATAAAAATCGGAAAAGGCCAACAGCCACTGGCGATCCGTGAAAGAGGAGCCGGTTCCGCGGATGGCATGGTTCGTGGCAATATAGATTTTGGGAGACTGCGAGAACGACAGCGTGATACGCCGCCCTCCCTTATAGTTAACACTCCAATCCCCGGTAATGTTTGGAAACAGAAACTCGAAGTTGAAGTTCTGAAGCACATCATCAATAAACACCAGCTTGGTTTTCTCCATCACGTCATTCCATACAAACTGGTCTTTGAAGATGTCGGAGTTCTTTCCGGGAATATAGGCTATAGGCATGACGTTCCTCATGAGTTCCCCTATAAGGGACTTTCCGGAACGCCCGTTTGACTCGCCGACCTCCGACTGCTTTCCATCCATACCGATCACCGCACGCGCCACATTGGAATCCTTCGCTTCCATCAGCATGTACCCGATGGCGCACAGTTTGGAAAGCAGATGGATATGGTTCTCGTTCTCCTCCTCGGGAGTCACCTCGCCGCTTTTCTTCCTCCATGTGAAATTGCTGGCATTGATCAGGAATTGCAGATAATGGCAGCGGTGTCCGTCTTCGGTCAGCTCATAGGAATACGTATCAGCGTCCTTCCTGAAGGTGACAAGCTGTTTTCCCAGATATTTGGCCGGATAGTCACGTCTCTGCTCCTCCCAGATATGATGTGAGATATTTTCATAGCCCATTTCCTTTACGCTGTCACGGGTGACCAGCCAGCACGATTTATCGAAATAGAAATACTGGCCGTCCCGGGAAGGCTTAATGAAATCGGGCTGTATGTACTCCAGCAGTGATAGCTTGTCCGGTCCCACATACTGCGACACCCCCTTGATCAGCATCTCGTTCACTCCCACGCAGCAATTATGCTTGGCGAACTGGAACAGGTAGTCCCGGACGTCGCTCGCCTCCAAGGACCTAACCAAGGGAGGTTCCAGATGGATGAACAAGAAACTCTTGTCCTGCCTTCTCAGGCGCCCAAAACCACGGTTCTGTAAAAAGTTCTGGGAATTCACGTAACAAAACTCATAATCCGATCTTTCGTTATCTTTCCCCTCATTCCTCTTGACCACACGCCAGAACTGCTCGTCCGCGTCAAAGGGCTGAGCCGATACGACCTTGCCATCCTCATCGAATTTCCAGCGGTAACGGTTGAAAAGGAATTCCGGAAGATTCTTCAGCAGATCCTTGTGGCGCTCTGCAAACGCCTCATGGGAGTGAAGACACCAAAGCTCCATCAGCCTGTGGTCAGTGAAACCGGTAATTTTAAACATCTCTACATACTGGCCGGAACCCTTCTTATCATTACAGGCATAATCAAAATCCGCGGCCAGCTCGTCCTCTTTTCCCAAAAGAGTATTGGCCAGCAGGTCATCAAGCCCCTTGTCCCCTGCATCATTTTTGCGGATATGCCCTACAAATATCTCCAGATAGATGTCACGGTTCTTCAGACTACGCATATACTCCTTGAAATTCCTGGCAGCGGAATAAAAGTTCCTGGGACGTTTCTCAACCGGATCGTTTATCTTGATATTACTTGAGATATCATCCCAGTCCGAATCAAAAACAAATGCCACCTCCCTGACCTGGCAACCGGTGACAATCCTGACGAAATCCTCCGGTAGCGAGCCATTATTTCCCAGATTCTGTATCCCTGACACGGCAATGGACGGGATGCCATGCTTGCACGCCTTCTCCGCTTTCTTTTCGCCCTCCTGGATATACAGGCGGTCTATCCTCGTACCGCTCTTGAAGGCGGTGCGTATTTTTTCCGGAATATATATAGGAGTACCGGACCCCCGCGGCGATTTGTATTTGAAAGGCTTCCCATCCTTGTCCAAATGCATTTCCGGGAACTGCCAACGAATGCGGTAGTATTCCTTCATCTCCCCGGCCGCCCTGCGCTTGTTATCCTTCTGGACATAACGGACAGGAAGACCGTCCAGATCATAATATTCTATGATGACATCATCCCCCTTGGCCGTCAGCATTCCCCGCTCATCAATCGTTCCTGGTTTGAAAGTACGGCACTGGAACACGGATTTCGTATCATCGGTCTTGTACACACTGGCGGTCACATCCTCGAAAGTCAGTCCCGAGGCGGCCAGCATTCGGGCGCAATAAGAACCCGTATCCAGCCCTTTGGCAGCCTTGCTTCCCTTCTTCATCTTCTGGACCGGTTTCCCAGCCGGTTTGTCCGGATGGGGGTCCAGCAGCACACAGAACTTCTTGGCAAGGTATTCCAACGCATCTGTATAACCGTATCCTTCGATATTCATCAGATACGACACGGCACCCTCTCCGCCAATCTGGCAGGAGAAGCACTTGAACAGATTCTTGCCGGGGCTGACCGTGAATTTCTTCGCGCTTCTGCACTTGGGGCATTCGCAAACATAATCCTTGCCGGATTTTCTCAGTTCCCGGAAATCCTGCACAACGTCAAGCAACCTGCCGTCCGACGCTGATTTTATCCTTGATATTTCGTTTTCATTAAAATACATAACAAATAATTATATAAATAAGCCGCAACTTCATAAGACAACACAAAATTACCGGATTGCAGCAACCCGGAATGGACCGGAAATGATGATGTTCCCGGAACACTTTGCACCTTTCAATTCATTGACATCTTGTCTCGGTTCACTGTTTTAGTCCTTTCGTACTCCAGCAGAGCGGACGTCACCGCCTTCCGAAAGTTCTCATTCACAGCTATTGCACCATAAAGCAGCCTATGTAGTCTTGCCCCCTTACAACTGGAAACATGTCCGGCAAATATCTCATAACCCTCCCCAGTATCCTCTTCTGACATTATTGTACAGGAAACATGTAAACCGGTCTCCTTACTTTGTTCCAGTATAAAGGAGAGAAAAGCCTTTATTTCAGTTTGTTTATTCTTGGAATTCATAATCTTATATCTAGTGTATTCATTTTTAATCTGTTATAAATTAAAAAGCTCATTCATTTCTTGATAATCTATGCAGTTTATAGGGATATATAAATCAGGGTCGTCTAATTTGATGTCAGGTCCCCAACATTCTAGTTGTTTTGCGCAATCAATACAGAAATATTCTTCATTTTCCATTTTATTCCTTTCTATTTAGTTTTAAATATTAATCTTTTTCGATGAAAGTGTTAGTAGTATTCAACACTCCGGCTGAATCCCGATTTTTACCATCACGCACAAAAAAACTATCGCTTAACAGCCTTTCATAATCGATTTTATTCATAAGAATAACACTCGAATTGCCATCTATATACAGTTTGCATTGCAGGTATTGAGTTCCTTTTACTTCCTCAATTACGTCTATTTGCATTGTTCTTTTTTTACTCATATCTGTTCCTGTTATTAGTTAATTACCAATCTCCACCATCATTTAATATGCCATCAATAGTAGTTACACTATTTTCAATGTTGCTGCCTCCATATTGCGTAAATTCCGGTGTAGGATTATCTTCCGTATCTCCGTGCATCATTACATGTAACGCTCCGCTTGCACTGTAAAGCCATAACCGCTTACCATCCTTTTCCCACTTTTTTGCAAGTCGTTTCAAAGAGTCAATCAACTTACATTCTTCGGGAGTACATTCTATCCCGGCTTCTGTTTGATATTTGCTCATATCTTATCTATTTTGAATTATTTTTTTATAACTACCGCCATTGTACTAATGGAAGTGCCACTCTCTTTAAACTCCCCCGCGCTGATTTCAAACACTTCTCCATGTACTTCTTTCAGCCAGTTGCGGAAATCAATACATTTTTTTTCCGAAGCGAATTTCCAATGTTGGCTGGTTATTGCCGCAAGCGTGCCGCCTTCTTCCAATCGATCATACATAAGCCTGACATGCTCTATATCCTGATTGCCGGTAAACGGAGGATTTGCAATAATCTTAGTGTAACTACCTACACTGTCTTTGGTAAAGTCTTCATCAAGCAATATTACGTTGCTAAGGGTATGAAGAAATTCTCTGTTTTCCGGCATCAGTTCATAGCATTCCACTGTTACGGAAGGACAAGCCCTATGAATGGCTTTAATGAGAGCACCGCGGCCGGCACTCGGCTCCAGTACCGTATCATCCTCATATATCCCTCCGGCAAGCATAACCAGCCAGTCGGCAACATCGGCCGGAGTTTCAAAAAACTGGTAATCCTGCTGTAGGTTGCACCGTTTACCCTCTTTCAGCATGGAAAACACACGCTCCGGATTAAACGGGAATGTGAACCCCTGTATCTTCCCACCTTGCCATGAGCCGCCGGCTTCTTCTATCCACTTCTTTGCTTCGGCATAAGATTTTTTATTGAATTGAACTTGAGGAAGTTTGAGGATATTATTCTCAAGAGTACAATGTTTCAGTATTTCTTCTACATTCCATTTTTTACCTTCGTCAGCCTGTTTCTTCTTTTCCCCAATCGGAGCGTCAGGTGCTAACAGTGAAGATATTTTCGTTATAACCATATTACTCGCATCCATGAAAGTATTAATACAGGAAAGTGCTTCCATAAGAAATTCAGTATCAACATATCCAGCTGCGTCATAAATATCTATACATTCAGTCATATTCGACAATTCATTGAGCTGATCTACACTACCACGTAACATTTTTATTAAAGTCTCTTTGTTGTTCATCATAACTTTTCTGTAAATAAATTCTTGTTGTATCTACACTACCATGACCGAGAAGGTCTGCTAATTGAATTATATCTTTAGTTTTCTTCAGGAACATTTTAGCAAAGAAGTGCCGGAAGGCATGAGCGTGCATTTTTTTTGAATCGATACCACAATGTTTACCCCATGCTTTCAGGTGTTGTGAAAAACCTCTCTGAGTCAACGGTCCGTATCTCCCGACAGCAAGAGTACCGGACTTGCCTGTCTCCTTTATATAGTCCTTCACCTCCTGTTGTAATTGCTTCTGGAAAAAGAAACGCCGATACTTGTTTCCTTTCCCTTTCAAAACAACCTCGCCAATTGCTATATCCTCCCATGTGAATTGCTGAAACTCCGAGAGCCGGGCTCCTGTAGTACCCAATACCTTGATGAAGAAATAGTAATCCTTGTTGAGTTTTGTTTTCAGATACTCCAGTAACCGATTATATTCATTCTCGGTAGGAACATTAGAAATATCCAGCTTACGTTTCATTTTAGGTCTCTTTAATTCTATCGGCTTTTTCATCCATTTAGAGAACTTCTCAATGGCTGTAATACGTAATCGGATGGTAGCAGGAGAGAGCTTCGCCTCTTCGAGGCTTTTTATAAACCTCCTGCAATTATCCATGTTTACCTCATTGGCATACTCGAAATACATTTTTATGGATGTGTAATATATATCAACAGTATGAGATGAATAATCATTGTTATCAGTCAACCATATTATGAAATCATGGAGTAGTTTCTTATTTTTCTCTGAAATGACGTCAAGCTTTTCCAAAGGTTTCACCGTCTTTTCCCTTTTTCCATATCCGATGTTGAGAAAGGATAATAGATCGCATATAGCTGAACACATTAATGAATGACGCACCATGACATCAGCATTTTCACGTTTGTAATTCAAATAACCACGGCGGTTCACTTCTTTGGCCATCTCTAAAAAATCCGTGACATGCTTGATATATTTCCCGATAGTATCATAAGTCCTTCCTGTCGTGTATATGTAAGAAATATAATCAGTTAATATCTTCTGTCTGTCACTATTCATGGTTATTTATTTCTTTTTTTTTGATTTAATCTTGATTGGATTGTTTTTGGTACCAGTACCCAACCATTTTAATTGGATGCCATGTATCCGGAGCCAATATTTAAATTCGGACGTGGTTGTCTGTTTCATATCTGTTCCGTTTCGAATCAAACTAGACCAGCCCATTCATTAATCGTAGCATTCAAAGCCCCCATAACAAGCATCTTGTCACTTTCGTCATACTCCATAAGCACCTCCACTGTCCGGTCACCATTACAATCATTGTATTCCCTTCCTGTTTGAATATTGACAGGAAGACCGTTCTCGTGGACTGCTTCAAGCCATGCCTCAAGCAATCCTTTATTCATTTCTATTTTAGCACTTTTCATAATTTCTTACTTTAGCAATAACAGACGATCCATTCTTCTTTATACCAATCTCGTCCAACACCAATACATCAGGATATTTTGTCACCCATTCCGGAAAATAATTTGTTGTCAGAACAACAGTAAAATCACCTTGAAAATAATCCCCTCTGACCAACGCCTCGTAATACTGTAACTGCCATTCCGGGATGTCATCAAACACCATTACATCAACATTTGTATCAATATGTTCCAAGAAACTTTTAAGACTTGATGATCTGACATCATAAAAAACACTACGCTTGTTTTCGCACATTTGAAGTGCCAACTGAGTTTTTCCACACCGAGGAGCTCCTACTAATAGTATTACTTTCATATCATTCACAATTTAAGTTTATCACATTTATTAATTTCTACTACAAGTTATTCACGCTCAAATATTTTCACTCCAGCCACTTCTTCTATCTTATCCTTCGCTAGTTCAGGTATTCGTACCCAACCACTCCGCCAATTATTAAACGTATAAATCGGCACCTTGCATTCATCAGCGAGCCTTTTAGCCATCTCAGATGATTCACATACTGGTAAACTGCGCAAATAGGTTCGTAATGCCATGCCATCAATTGTTTTTTTCTTCTTTTTTTCTTCCATATTTAATTAAATATTGAATATTGTTTTGTAGATTTATAATGCAAATATAAATTTAAGGAAATTAATTTCCAAATGCTTTAATAATTAATTTCCTATCATTTTAATTATAAATATGAAACACTTTGGAAATCAATTAGATGAATTATTTAGAAAAAAAAGAATTATTCAAAAGGATTTTGCTGATAGAATGGGGGTAACTGCGGTTACTATAACTAAATGGAAATCCCAAGAAAGTATTGATGCCGCTAAATTGGAGGCAATATCTAAAATATTAAATATACCCATTTCATATTGGTTTGATGATGAAAATTGTCAGCTCAACCAATCAGTCGTTGGCGATGGGAGTGCAGCCTCTATATATGGTAATGCTACCGCTGGAGTTATAGCAGACAAAGATAAAGAAATAGAGCATCTGAAACAGTTACTCAAAGAAAAAGAGAGGCTAATTCAAGTATTAATGAATAAATAATATTGTAGTTATGATAGAATTAAAGGCTAGACCTTTTTACGCCTAAATACTGGGACGTAATCGGGACAGAAGTATGAAAAAAGAGAGATTATCCATATTATTAATCAGCCTATTAGTGGAAGCAAAATGTGTCAATAGCTCGCCTCATTCCGACAGAAGGCGACAAGCAGTGAAAATTGCTTGTCGCTTTTTCTTTTCCACCTTTGCAAACCGCTGTAAATCTGCGGAAAATCCTAAAAACGGGTCAACGTAAAATCCTGAGGGGTATATCCGATAAAATCCTATCTTTGTGTGAAACAAACGAATCATCAGCGATTATGGA